AGCTAATGAATGAACTTTAATGAATTGACACCAGACAACTGGTTATTCTTTGCTATTCAACATTATAACAACCCGTCGTCAGTCACTTATTCAGACTTTGAAGAAGACTTAAAGAGATTTAAGTACATCAAACGATTGCTTAAGAGATATGAGACGACGGGAGAGCTCAAGACTCATCTAATCTTGAATCATATCATTGTACTTTATAATGTCTTTGATGATGCAGCAACTCCCTTGCTGTTTTACAAAGTGGAAGCAACATACTGGTCTCAAATCAAGGCGTTTATGTTATTTCTAAATAGATTACCACCTTCTATAACTACAGGTTTTGACGAGGAATGTCTAAAGCAATTGAATCTAATATAAATGAAGAGATAAACTCAGCAGGCGATGGATCTGGTCTCCAGTTGCCACCTGCGTTTGTTACTGTACAACCACGTCAGCACCGTAAGTATAAGAAGGCAAATCAAGATAAAGTTGATGGTCGCACTAAAGGTGCTCGCTCTCTCTTCTCCCGTATACAAAAAAGAAAAATGAAAGAACAAGTAGAAACTCAAATCGATGAGGCTATTGTGTCCGACACTGAGAGGGCACAGAAGCAGATCCAGCAAGGCAAAAAACTAAACCGCCAGAAGGAGATGCAAAATAAGCGTAAGGAAGCAAAGCAAAAACTTACGAACAAAACTAAAGAGATGGATCATTTGATGAAAGCACGTCTTTCAGACTTTAAAAAGAAAGCATCTGATCAACAGAAGAAAGTTAAAAGAGAAGAAACTGAAACTACTAATGAAATTATGACTGAAAACCAAGACGTGATTCAAGTTGCACTTGACGTTGCAACATCTGAACTCAATCCACAAGGAGAAGCATCTTTTGCTAAGATCCAGTTTGCTGATGGTGGAGTACAGAACCTAGATAACTTCTCTGCTAAGAGAATTGCTGCTACATATGCACAATTAGATGATACACATAAAACTCAGTTCCAATACATGCTGAACAAAGATGCTTCATCTTATCAGTCTGCACTGGACTTTGCGGTACGTAATAACTAGGGTCAATGGCGGAGAGTATTAATACTGCAATAATAGAAAGGTTAGAGAAAGTTGTAGAATCTCTCCAAGAAAACTCTGTGAAGATGGGGCAGCTTCTTGCTGTCCATAATGAAAAGTTAGATAATCAGGATCAAGTTGATCGTGTTTTATTTGAAAAGGTAGATAGGTTGCATACTGATCTAAACAGAGAGACAGAGGCAATCAAGAAAGGATGTGAAAGAGATATTAGAAAGGTTGATGACCGTCTTAGGGTCATGGAGAAGAAGATGTGGACTATTTTTGGTGCCCTGTCTGTCATTTCCTTCATGGTTAGTGTACCAGGTCAGTCCCTGCTTAGAAACTTGACACAAGAGCAACCATCTGTTAGTATGACCTCAGTGAAAAACCCTCTCATTGAGTTATCTTGACGTAAAGTACATAAATTTAATATCCCCTCGTCTGAATCTCTTCACTCGCAAGAAGGCAGACCTGTTTAATTTCAGGTGTCCTTACTGTGGTGATTCACAAAAGAGAAAGAACAAGACGAGGGGATATTTGTTTAAGGTTAAGAATGATTTTGTATTCAAATGCCATAATTGTGGCATGGGAAGATCACTTACAAACTTTATTAAAGATCAAGATTCATTTCTTCATGACCAGTATGTTATGGAGAAATTTAAAGATGGTAGAACTGGTAAGGGTACTACTGTACCCAACCCAAAATTTAATTTTAGTGAACCAAAATTTAATAAGAGTGATGTAGATTTAGAGAAGATTTCTAATCTAAATACCTCACATCCAGCACGAGAATATCTTGAGAAGAGAGGTATCAAAGATCTAAACTACTTCTATTATTGTCCCAAATTCAAGGAATGGACAAACAAACAAAAGAAGATGTTTGACACTCTCAGACAAGATTCATCTCGTATTATTATACCATTCCGAGATAAGGATGGTAGACTCTTCGGTTATCAAGGTAGATCTCTTGCTCCCAAGGCAAAGATGAGATACATTACGATAATGCTTGACGAAGATAAACCTAAGATCTTTGGATTAGATAGGATTAATTATGAAAAACCCATTTATATCGTTGAAGGACCGTTTGACAGTACCTTCATTCAGAATTCCGTTGCGATGGCTGGGTCTGATGTTGATATTCGGACGTTTGGCTGGAGCGATCATATTTGGATTTTTGATAACGAACCACGTAACAGAGAAATCGTCAATCGAATCTCCAAAGTCATCAGTAGAGGAGATAAAATAGTTATCTGGCCTCAAAAGATACAACAAAAAGACATCAATGACATGCATCTTGCTGGACATGATGTTCAAACTCTGGTAGAATCAAACACCTATCAGGGACTAACCGCAACCCTTAAATTTAACGATTGGAAAAAAGTATGACAAACGGAGTTGGAATTAAAGTAACTAAGCGTGATGGCGCTGTAGAAGGTCTTAACCTTGATAAGATCCATAAGGTAGTAGAAGAGGCATGTGAAGGTCTTGGGAGCGGTGTAAGTGCTTCTCAGATAGAAATGAACTCTGGTCTGCAGTTCTTTGATGGTATCGAAACAAAGGATATTCAAGAGATCCTTGTTCGTTCTGCTAGTGATCTTATAACACTAGACAATCCTAACTATCAATTTGCTGCTGCAAGGTTGCTTTTGTATGGTCTTTATAAGCAAGTCTTTGGATCTGAGTGGGTTCAGAGTTATCCACCAGTATATGAACATGCTACAAATTGTGTAGATCTAGGTGTCTATGATAAAGATATTTTAAATAAGTATACAATAGAAGAATGGGAGAAAATCGATAGTTATATCGATCATACTAGAGACCTTCTTTTCACATATGCTGGTCTTCGCCAAGTTGCTGATAAGTATCTTGTTCAGGATCGTAGTACAAGTGAAGTATATGAGACTCCACAGTTCATGTATCTCATGATTGCTGTGACACTCTTCCAAAATTACCCACAAGAAACTCGTTTAAAATACGTTAAGGATTACTATGACGCAATCAGCAGACACAAAATCAACATCCCAACCCCCATTATGGCAGGTGTCAGAACACCCCTTCGTCAATTTGCATCTTGCGTTCTGGTTGATACTGATGACACCCTCGATAGTATCTTTAGCAGCGATATGGCTATTGGCTACTATGTCTCACAGAGGGCTGGTATCGGCATTAACGCGGGAAGAATCAGAGGGATCAATGCTAAGATCCGTGGAGGAGAAGTTCAGCACACGGGTGTTGTCCCCTTCCTTAAAAAGTTTGAATCAACTGTACGATGCTGCACTCAAAACGGGATCAGAGGTGGGTCAGCGACTGTCCACTTTCCGATCTGGCACCAAGAAATAGAAGATATTATTGTTCTTAAAAACAACAAAGGAACAGAAGATAATAGAGTTAGAAAACTCGACTATAGTATACAAATTTCAAAATTATTTTATGAAAGATTTATTGCAAGTGAAGACATTAGTTTATTCTCTCCTCACGATGTTCCTGGTTTATATGATGCTTTCGGAACTGATGATTTTGACGAACTATACAGACAATACGAAGCAAACGAGACCATCCCTAGAAAAACTATTGGTGCCCAAGAATTAATACTTGACATCCTTAAGGAGAGAGCAGAGACTGGTCGTTTGTATATTATGAACATAGACCATTGTAATTCTCATTCTTCCTTCCTTGATAAGGTAAATATGAGTAACCTATGTCAGGAGATTACACTTCCAACTGAACCCATCAATCACATTGATGATCGTGATGGTGAGATTGCATTGTGTATTCTCTCTGCTGTAAACGTAGGCAAGATCAATAAGTTTGATGAATTAGAAAACCTCTGTGACCTAGCAGTCCGTGGTCTAGAGGAACTTATTGATTATCAGAACTACCCTGTACAAGCAGCGGAACGTTCTACACTTGCTCGTCGTTCACTTGGTGTTGGTTACATCGGACTTGCACACTACCTAGCAAAGAATGGTTACAACTATGAAGATCCCGCAGCATGGAAAGCAGTCCACGACTTGTCTGAAGCTTTCCAGTTCTATCTACTTAAGTCAAGTAACACAGTTGCCCAAGAAAAAGGGCCATGTGAAGCTTTTCATAGAACCAAGTATGCGGACGGTCTCCTCCCAATCGACACTTATAAGCGTGACATCGATGAATTCTGTGGAGCAGAATTAAGTTATGATTGGGAATCTCTTAGAGAATCTATCTTGGAGCATGGACTCAGGCACAGCACGTTGTCCGCACAGATGCCTTCAGAGAGCAGTTCCGTTGTGTCAAATGCAACAAATGGAGTTGAACCACCTAGAGGATACTTGTCCGTTAAGAAATCAAAGAAGGGACCCCTTAAGCAGATTGTTCCACAATATACTACGTTGAAGAACAATTACACATTGCTTTGGGATATGAAAGGTAATGATGGTTATATCAAGATAATTTCTGCTATGCAGAAGTTCTTTGATCAAGCAATAAGTGGTAACTGGAGTTATAATCCAGCAAATTATGAAAATAATGAGGTTCCTGTATCAGAAATGGCAGGTGACTTACTTAAAACATATAAGTATGGATGGAAGACATCATATTATCAGAACACATACGATCAAAAAGAAGAAGAACCATCACTAACTGAGGAGAAGAAAGAATCAATCAAAGATTTACTAAACCAAATTCTAGAAACCGAGGAAGACGACTGTGACAGTTGCAAAATTTAGAAGGAACTCAATGAAAACTAAAGTAAAAGGAATGACGGTATTTAATACAGATATCGTTGATACCACCAAAGGACAGATGTTCTTTGGTCCTCCATTGGGAGTCCAACGTTATGATAAGTTTAAGTATCCTATCTTTGACAAGTTAACACAGACACAGTTAGGTTTCTTTTGGAGACCAGAAGAAGTATCATTACAAAAAGATCGTGCAGATTATCAAACACTTAACAAAGCACAAAAACACATATTTACCAGTAACCTTAAGTACCAGATCCTCTTAGACTCCGTACAAGGTCGTGGTCCTGGTATTGCTTTTGCACCTTTCTGTTCTCTACCCGAACTAGAATCTGCTATGAGTATATGGCAGACTATGGAGATGGTTCATAGTAGATCATATACACACATCATCAAGAACGTGTACTCTGACCCTTCAGACGTGTTCGATAAGATCTTGAATGATGATAAGATACTTGCAAGGGCACAGTCCGTTACAGGGGCATATGATGACTTCTTACAGGCAGCATCCGAATGGGGTTCTGGTAGACAGTGGGAACATGCTTTAGAAGATACTCCTAATGCATTGGATGAACTATATGAATTGAAGAGAAAACTATACAAAGCAGTTGCTAACGTATACATTCTTGAGGGAATTAGATTCTATGTATCCTTCGCTTGTTCTTTTGCTTTTGGTGAGCTTAAGTTACTTGAAGGTTCTGCTAAGATCATATCTTTAATAGCAAGAGATGAAAGTCAGCATATGGTTATCACTCAAAACATTCTTAAAAAATGGCAAGAGGGTGATGATCCTGATATGAAACAGATTGCTGAAGAGGAACGTGATAATGTTTATAAGATGTTTGAGAACACTGTTCAAGAAGAGAAGGAGTGGGCAGAGTATCTGTTCAAAGATGGATCTATCATTGGTCTTAATGATAAACTTCTTTCTAACTATGTTGAGTGGACTGCTAATCGTAGATTGAAAGCGATTGGTTTTGATGCAATCTTTGATACACCGTTAGCAAACAACCCATTGCCATGGACTGCACATTGGTTGTCTTCTAAAGGACTACAAGTAGCACCACAGGAGACAGAGGTTGAATCATATATGATAGGTAGTATTAAACAAGACGTTAAGAAGGATACTTTCTCAGGATTTAAACTATGAGTTTTGATATTACTGAATTGATTTATAGGGTTCCTAATTTTTTATCTGATAGTGAGTGTGATTGTTTAATTTCTGAATACGAGAAACGTTCTAGTGAATATGAACTAGAAAAGTGCCCAGATGCTAATACTGGATTGCTTACTCAATCTACATTTCAAAGAATATGTTTACAAGAAGGTACTCCAAATTATCAGTTATTGTTTAACAAAACAGAACGTGCAGTGAATGAGTATCTAAATTATTTGGAGTCAAAGAATTCATTTCATGTTCCTCAATTGAGGAAATCTTTGAATTATTCTCATATGTATAGACTGTTAAAGTATGGTCCTGGAAATAAAATTCATCCACATAGTGATCATGATCCATTAACATATGGAAGTATTACTTTTAATTTGAATGATGGTTATACTGGTGGAGAGTTTAAATTTTTTAATGGTAAACATACAGTCAATTTACAACGTGGGGAGATGATGATCTGGCCAGCAGATTATTTTTGGGTACATGAAGTAACTCCAATTGAAACTGGAGTCAGATACAGTACAAATAGTTTCTTGTTATCTGTTAGTCCTAAATTTAAGAATGAGTTGGTTGGTAGTCTAAGTAGATTAGAAAATCAATATTATAATATGCATAAGTACACTCGTCCTATGAAGTATAATGTTGTTTGAGAAAGAAATTGCCCTTGGCAAAGGAAAAGATACAACCTTATTAAAGATAAAGAGGTGGATCAGTAAACAGAAGCCACCTCTTAATACTATCTTGAAATATCTTTTTTCATACATAGAAAAATGGTACTGGGATGGTAAAGTCCTGAATACCATGGCAGGTGTTGACCTTGAAACTAAAAAACTACATGAACTATGGGAGGAAAATGACAGAGAACTTACCCCACACGTCGTGGAGAGAGGAGTATTTGGAGACGACGGGTGGTCTATCGAAATTTCAAACCCAGCTTTTGAAAGAGGGACCGAAGTCTCTGTCCCAAAGTTGGTTACTCCAAGCAATGTACGGTCAGTGGAAAAAGAGAAAGGGAATCAAAGACCCAGAACCACCAAACTGTCAGAGCAGCATGAAGGAGTGGGAAGAGTCAATCAAGAAATACCAGACCCGTGGGACTAAGTAATGGATCTTTGGAAAAATTATAGAACCGCTGTATCAGATGTCTTTCCTGATATAGAATTTGTTGAAAGACATGCTGAATGGACTAATGATAAGGGTATAAATCTAACTGCAGATCTGTATAAAGGTAAACATTTTATTAAGTCTAGGCATGTAGATATATGGGACGGAAAGAATCTTAACATTCATAATAATATAATATACCCTAAGACTGGACACAACCTTCCTTGCTTTGGTATGGACTTGATGGGATTCTCTGAGAAGAGAGTTGTAATAGTATTTGATTTCCAGCACCCAGTAGAAAACTATCTACTTAAAGTACCACCATTACCTCAGACAACAGAGACCTATCGTTTCTTTGAGCATGGTAATCATTTCTCTGATAATATCTTTGTAAGGTATTGTAAGATGGATGGAGTTGAAACATTTTTACCAACATTCAAATATTATTTGTCACTCTATAAAGAAATGATAGATAAAGCACAACCTACTGGTACTGATACCAGTTTGTATAAAGACTTCGATTCCTATATGATAAGACTTGACCCTATCTCAGGGTATTTGTCTAATAGATTTGGCAAAAAAGAATCTGAGCAATTAATTAAAGAATTCTTTTTCAGTTATGCTTAAAAATGATTAAAGATTTATCCGATATTATCCGCAAGCATCAAAAAACTCTACCTAACATAGAGGAAATGGATGTTGCTGATAAATTTAAAGAAGTCTATAAAGAGACAGAAGATGGTAATCTAACCATCGAGAACGAGATGCATATGTGTACTGGATTACGCAAGGTACATATGGAAATTGCTAATTTAGGAGCACTAGATATCATTCATTGTATATGGTATCCTGATCCAGACTTTGATCTACCTATTTTTGGTGCTGACATTGTATCTAATAGGAACATTGTTACAGCTGCTATCACTGATATCTCTCCTGTGGATGAAGAACATCCAATCTATGAAGAAATAGAGGATATTAGTAGGATGCATAGTTTTAAACACAATAGAGATATTCCTGCATGGGGTGACATCTTTTCTCCTTATTGTAAGTTTGCTAGATTAGAAACTGATGAAGATAAAAGCACGTTTTGTAAGGTAGTTGATCAGTATCTAGATGCATATGTGGGTGCTGTGTGGAAAGCAACCATTGATTATAATAGAGCAGAGCATAGAAACGAATCACAAGTACATTATTGTGATCAACAGAAAAAGAATGACAAAACTAGAAAGATTCTTACCAATTATTTTGGTGCTAAATGGGCAGACAATTATATCAATCAGGTCTTATTTGATGAACCATAAATAGGGTGAAGATATGATGCAGATGTGGCACAGAAAGATGATGTACAAAAGGATGTTGAAGAATATCCAAATCCCTGGCAATATATGGGTACCATTTTTAGTGGGACTGATCTTGGGGACTACTATGGTTTTGTTTATAAAATTACATGCCAGACAACCAACCGTTGCTACATCGGAAGAAAGTATTTCTGGCAGAAACGAAAGCCTAGAAGTAATAATTCAACTACAAAGCGGAGAAGAGTTACAACTGAGAGCAACTGGAAGAACTACTATGGAAGTTCTGAAGAACTTAAAGCAGATAGAAAAATATTTGGAAACGAAGCGTTCAAACGAGAAATCTTATCCCTCCATGCCACCCCAGGAAGAGTCAACTATGAAGAGACTAGACAACTCTTCCTCCATAACGTTTTAACTGAGGCACTTGACAATGGAGAACCTGCATATTATAATTCAAACATATTAGGAAGGTATTATCGTAAAGATTACTTTAAATAAATATGGTACACGATCAGAGAAGCATATGACTAAACCTTATATTGGTATCCCTGCACCTAAGTATTTGAAATATGATCCATGGTTTGGTCCTCCTGTTCTTTCAGAAGAACAACAGAAATTATTGCTTAGTGAATTGTATGGAGAAAATATTTTAATTGCGGAAGATACGTTAGAAAAAGAGATATCAAAGGGAGAACTTGACAATATTCATAAAGTAATGTATAATCTTGCTACTCAGTGGAAAACAAAATTGGGTGGAGGATCAGAAACTTATTGGATCTGACTCTGAATATAAAGAAAGTGTTAAATATTAGGGTATTCTGACAAAAGATACACTAAAATACATAAACTGACCTTTGAGGAGAATGATTAACCTAGAAGAAAAATTTGAATCTTACATCAACAGTAGTAAGGGTTTTCGTATAGATGGTGTTATCGAACCAGTAACAGGATATGGTTACCATTGTGATGGTTCGGACATTATTGGGTACTGGGTTAACACTAGAAATTATAAACTGTACTATAATATGAACGAACAGTTCATAAAAATGGAACCTTTAAATGAACACAGCAACTTAACATGAAAATTTTTCTAGATACAGCAGATATTAACGAGATTCGTGAGCGTTGGGACACTGGTCTTATCAGTGGTGTAACTACTAACCCAACTCTTGTACGTAAAGCAGGTGGTAAGTACACAGATCTTGCCACTGCAATCCTAGAGGAGTTTCCAGAGATTGAATCTCTTTCTTTGGAAGTCTCTGGTGAAAGTTACATGGATTTCATGCGTAACATGGGTGATTTTTATCTTGGTCATCCTTCAGTTACATTGAAAATTCCTTGTACAAGAGAAGGTCTTAGATTTGTTACACATTGTGCAGAGAATGGAGTACCAACTAATGTAACATTATGCTTCAGTGCTGCTCAGGCAGTAATGGCAGGTCTTTCTGGTGCTACTATGATCTCACCATTCGTAGGTCGTATGAATGATAACTCTTTTAGTGGTGTTGAACTTGTTCGTTCTATCTCACAACTATATAAACAGCATGGAGTAGAGACTAAGGTCTTAGCAGCATCATTAAGAGATGCTCATCATGTTTCTAGGTGCCTTCTTGCGGGTGCTGATATAGTAACACTACCTCCTAGCACCTTTGATAAGATGTATGATAGTGTACTAACTCGTGAAGGGTTAGAAATATTCAAAAACGATTTCAAGGAGATGGATAGTTAATGACATTCACCGTATACTCTAAACAGGGATGCCCCTATTGCGAAAAATTTATCGCAATCATTGAATACGAAGAACTAAAACATGTCGTTTATGAACTAGACAGAGACTTTACTAGAAAGCAGTTTATTTCTGAATTTGGTGAAGACTCTACCTTTCCACAAATTGTGGTTGATGGTAAGAAATTAGGTGGTTGCCGAGAGGCAGTTGAATATTTACAAGAAAATAAAATTGTTGCATGATATGATTGAACTAACTGAAAGGGAATTTAAAGAAGACAAAACCAAATATACTACTCGTATAGAAAGTGGTGAAGACTTCTTAATTAAACGAGAAGACGGTAGTAAATACATTGCTACTGACATCGAGAAATTCCAGAACCCTTGTGACATATAATAAAGTGGCACACCCCCTTCCCAAGAGGAAGATGGGGTGCTACAATTACAAGGTAATCAAAAAAACCCCATGACCACAACTCTAATCCTTGAGAGATTCCCCTATCGTTACGTGCAGTGTGGAACCCTTGACATCAATGGTGAACCAGACTATCGTATCTTAAAGTACAATGAGGTAACTAGTAAGTACCAAACAATGTACTATCTTGACAGTCAAATCCAATTAGATTGCTGCCTTGAAGATCCTGAGTATACTAAGTGGTTAGATCCAGACCCTGAAGTGGGTGCTTATCCTAACAAATCCGATTCCGTAAAAAACGAAAACTATGTCGATACAATCTCATCTTGAAAGTGCTGAAGAATCTATTCGTCAGGCACTAGTAGAAGCGTTAGCAGAGAAGAAAGATGGAACTCTTTCAGGACTGTTTGATCTTCTTAATACTGTTAAGGAACTTAAATCAAGTAATATTGATTATGATTTCACTAAAGATCTCATATTAAATTCTGATTACTTAAATGACACTGCTAGTATCGGTGACATTAAAATCGATACTGGTGGTGCAGATATTATTAGTTTCCCCACACCAGAAGGTTCTGTAGATCTTGGTAACGTTGATATTAATCTTTAGATGAAATATTATGATGTAATGTTCTCTGTCCCACCGTTAATGTCTTCATTATATCCTCATGAGGATTTCGATGACATCGTTAACTATATAAAGGGATTACAATATAGAACTACCAATAAGTCTAATGACAATTCAAAGTCAGTAGACACATTTGTTCTTAGTAAAGATATTTTTAGTAATCTCAATGAGTTTATCAAAGACTGTGTTAAAGATTACACTGATAAAATCTTCGTCACAGATCAGAAACTTAATGTCACACAGTCTTGGGTAAACAAAACTAAGAGTGGAGAAGAACATCATTATCATTACCATCCAAATAGTATTCTCAGTGGAGTATTCTTTTTAAAGTCAGGATCACCAATTAAATTTTTAAATAATAGGAATGATTCCTTTCATTTAGAACATAAAAAGAATGTTAATCCATATAATCCATACAATCAAACATCATATGAGTATCCTTCTCAACCTAGGGTATTAGTATTATTTCCTAGTTACATTCCACATTGTGTACCAGTAAATACTGGTGATGATAGATACAGTCTTTCTTTTAACACCTTTCCATCAGGTTCATTTGGAAGTAAAACGGGTTTAACATATGTCAATTTAGAAAAGGAGGTTTAACACCTCCTTTTTTTATGGTTATAAATATTTCTAGCTTAGAAAAAGTGTCTTCAGGACTAGAAGTATGTCAAAAATTCTCGCAAATCAAATTGCTAATTACGGGGACAATTCTCCTGTCGAGGTAAAGGAAGGAGTAAATATCCCTGCTGGTAAACCAATACAAGCATCAGGTGCTGCGGGATCTTCGGGACAATTGCTATCCTCTACTGGTTCATCTATAGCATGGATAGATGCTTTTGATAGAAATTATAATAGTCTTACTAATTTACCAAATATACCTGCAGCACAGGTAAATGCAGATTGGAATGCTGTTGGTGGCATTGCTTCAATTTTAAATAAACCAGTTATACCTCCACAAAATTCTGTAACTGTAGTCAATGCTAGTGGTAGTGGTAATTTATCATTCAATGGTGCAAATGGTGAGTTTACATTTACACCAACAGACCTCTCCTCATATACAACATCAACTCAACTTTCTAATGCAGTAGCAAATTCTTCTCAGTGGGATGCAGCATACGGTTGGGGTAACCATGCTAGTGCTGGTTATGCAACAACTAGTGATGTTGCTACTGCTGTAGGAAATTCTAGCAACTGGGATACTGCATATGGATGGGGTGATCATAGTGTTGTAGGATATCTAACATCAACTACCGATACACTACAGGAAGTTACTGCAAGAGGTGGTAGTACAACGGAACAGATTATTGCTAACGGTGGTATTAGAGCACTCAATCTTACTAGTGGAACTGTAAATGACCTTGAATTTAAACACGATAATAATACTAGTAAATCCTTTATTTCTCACACAAATACTACAGATAATCTCTATGTTGAGTCAGTTACTTCCCTATACTTAAATGCTGGTAGAGATGGTGCTGCAGGTGCTTTGTATTTACAGTATAATGATTCTACTAAACTAAGTGTAACTTCTGCTGGTGTTCAAGTTGGTGATCTTTATGTTTCTGGAACTACTGATCTAACAACAGGTGATCTTGCTGACGTTGATCTTACTGTTGGACCTACTGATGGTCAAGTTTTAAAATGGGATGACGCTAGTAGTAAGTGGAAGGCAGCAAACGATCTTCAAGGATCTGGTGCTGGATTATCATTAGCAGATTTCTCTGTTACTACACTTACAGCAGGAACTAATGCACTTACATATAACCCTGTTAATGGTGTATTCTCATATACTCCACCTGATCTCAGTAATTATGATACAGCATTTGGTTGGGGAGATCATGCTCAAGGAGGATACTTAACCAGTGAAACTGATCCTGTATTCTCTGCTCATGTAGCATCAAATATTTTACAGACAAATATTACTAACTGGAATTCAGCATATGGTTGGGGTAATCATGCTTCTATAGGTTACTTGGTTGCTTCAGCTACTGATAAAACAAATTGGAATACTGCGTATGGATGGGGAGATCATAGTAATTCAGGGTATTTACAGGCAGAGACAGATACTTTTGCTAGTGTAACTGGTAGAGGTTCTTCAACATCTACAGCATTGACTATAACAAATGCTGGTACAGGACTGACATTGACAGGTGGAAACACAACAGGTAGGTTAGATATTCAAAGTGCTGGTGCTTATGCTATTTCATTAGATGCTCTTATTGGTATCAATACTTATGATGGTGTTGGATTAAAGATTGGAAACTATGGAACTAATGCTTGGAGAGCACAGATTGATGGTAGTAGTGGTGATATTAATGCTGGATCATACGTAACAAATGGCAGTTTAACTGCTGGATCTATGACTGTTGGTGGTTTGACATACCCAACTACCAACGGGACTCAAGGTTATGTCCTTACCAGTGATGGTGCAGGAAATGTTGGATGGGCAGCATCAACAGGTGGTGGAGGAGGTGGAGGTGCCAATGTAACAATTGGAGATACTGCACCTGGATCACCTTCCTTTGGTGATCTTTGGTGGGAATCTGATAAGGGTCGTCTAAAGATTTACTATAATGATACTGATAGTTTCCAGTGGGTTGATGCATCACCACCACTATCACCAACAAATCTATCCAATGGAGATAACTTAATCTCAACAACAGGATTAGATGGTTCTGGTTTTGGTGTGCAGAATGCTATTGAATTCTCTACTGATAACAATGGAACTGCTGGAATGCGTTGGAGAATTACTACAGCAGGTCATCTATTACCTGCTGACCATGAAACATATGACATTGGTAGTGCTGATCATAAGGTAAGACACTTATTCTTAAGTGATAACTCTTTATTTACTGCCAGTGGAAAATCCCTTTCCTTCTCTGATGGAGTTCTTAAGTGGGGAGATGAACCAGTTGTTACTGTGGAAGTTCTGAAGCAAATCATATCTTCATGTACTAGCTTTGGTCAGTTCAAAGAACACATCATGGGTCTATAAAATAAATAACACGGAAGGAGTATCTTAACCAATGGCAATCAATTTTCCCTCTACAGCAGGGCAAGCAACTGACGGAACGTTCACATATGTAGCAGCGGGTATTACCTACTCGTGGAATGGGGAAAGCTGGAATGCTGCTGGTAGTGGTGCTACTGCAACAGACAGAACAGTTTTCAGTGCTACCACTGCAGCCGCTGGATCGACGGCACTTACTTATAATAGTAACAATGGTGTTTTCACATACACACCACCAGATCTTAGTAATTATTTGACATCAACTGGTGTACTTAATACACATACTGATGTTAACCATGGCACTCCTAATGATGGGGATCTGTTGTATTGGAATGGACCTAATGTTAAGTGGGAAAATCTAACACCTGGATCTGGTAGTGGTTTAGATGCTGATCTCTTGGATGGCAATGATGGATCTTATTATCAGAATGCTAGTAATATTAATACAGGAACCCTAGGTTCTAGTAGATTATCTGGATCATATAATATCAGTATCAGTGGTTCTGCTGCTAGTATTCCTACTGTTGATGACATTGGTAATGCAAGCATTACTTCAGTTGCTGACGGACAAACTCTTAGGTATGATGGTTCTAATTGGATTAACAGTGATGTAAGTAGAAGAAGAACTATTGCTATTACACAACCAAGTGCTACTGATGGTACTGCGTATAATTTATCACTCAGTGGTGCTCCAAATACATATGCTCTTTTAAAAATTGAAACATCACATGCTGCATGGGTAACACTCTACACAGATACCAGTAGTAGAACAAATGATTCTAATAGAAACGAACAAACCGACCCAACACCTGGTGATGGTGTTATTGCAGAAGTAATTACTGGTGGTTCAGTAGCACAGAAACTTACTCCAGCACCATTTGGATATAGTGACACACAAAACAATACTATCTACATGAAAGCAGTAAATAAAAGTGGTAGCACAGTTAACCTACAGGTAACTGTAACTGTAGTTGCACTAGAGGAGTGATATGTCAACAAAAGTATACGTTGTCACCCTACATCGTAGGGAAGATCTACCAAATTTTTATGCTGAAATGGCAGGGAATAATATCCCTTTAGAAAAGAAGAGACCTATCAGTAGAAATACAAATTATTATTTGACTGAAGAACAAGCAGAAGAACTACGTGAAGATTCTAGAGTGTGGGGCGTAGAAGCCGCAGAAGATTTTAAGATTAAAAGATCTGTTGTTAACAGAGAACCATACGGTAAGAGTGGTAACTTTTGGAAAGCTGATACTCAGGGACAATCGACTATTAGTCCTAACGATTTGCAGTGGGGGCATTTACACTGTGCAGGAAATGATGGACAACGTGGTAAGAATAATTTTGGACCTGTTAATTTGGGATGGAATTACGAACAAACAAATGAAGATGTTGAAGTCTTTAATTCTGGTAAACATGTAGATGTCGTTATTGTTGATGATTGTATGTCATTTGATAGTGAAGAGTGGTATAGTCAATCTACTGCCAAGACAAGATTTGTTGAGTATCAGTGGTTAAATGAATTGAATACTTTGGTTAATAGTATTGATGATGATGCACAATCAGAACCAACTGGTAGTATTACATACCATCAAAATGTTAATATGTCTTCTTATCATGGTAACCATGTAGCAGGTACTGTTGCTGGACAGCATTATGGATGGGCAAGAGAAGCAAATATATACAATCTTGCAGTTATTGATCCATGGGCATCTGGTCAGTCAATTCCTCCACTACTAATCTTTGATTACCTTAGAGCATTTCATAGATCAAAAGGTATCAATTCAGAAACAGGTAAGAAGAATCCTACCATAACCAACCATAGTTATGGTGGTATTAGATACATGCCTAATGAGCAGAATCTTACATTTGGTGATCTGATATCGGTAACATTCAGAGGGATACAGTATGATTCTGGTAATCCAGGACCATCTGGTTGGACTCAGAGTGGTGTGGAAGATGATTTTGGTGTTAGATTTAATCTGTCAGAGTATCCAACATATAGTGCATCGATTGCTGCTGATGTGCAAGATGCTGTTGCGGAAGGTGTTGTTGTTGTGGGAGCTGCTGGAAATGATAATTTATTGGTAGCAGATGTAGGTGATCAAGATTGGGATAATGTCATGCAAGTTAATGGTGCTGGAACTTTCTTTTATAATAGAGGTGCATGGCCTAATAGTCCTGATAGTGGTGCAATAAATGTTGGTGCTTTAAATAAACAAGCAGACTTTAGAAGATCTACTTACACACAATTTGGTCCTGGCATTAACGTCTTTGCTCCTGGTGATAATATTGTATCCGCATATGGAAATGGTGGTTTGAATGATAGTAAATACGGACAAGGATCTGGTAATTATTATTATCCTATTTCAGGAACTAGTATGGCATCACCTCAGGTATGTGGTGTACTTGCTTGCTTAGCAACAGGAAAGGATAGATTTAATCAAGAACAAGCGTTTGCATACATAGAAAAGTTTTCTAAAGATGGTGATATGACATTCAATCTTTCTGGTGGAGGGTTGGGTGATAATACTTGTTCGTTTGGTAGTCCAGACAAATATCTTTTAGCAAAGTCACCAAGAGAAATTGTTGGTTTCATTAAGGATGTTGATGGTAGAAGAAAATTTGGTGGTCAAACATATCCTAGATCTCATAGATTATTTTCGGAACCTCCTGTAAGTCAGTCTGTGACTGTTACATTTACTGTAGTTGTAGGATCTGGAAATTATGTTATGACTGGAACTGATAGAGTTAATACATTTACCGATGCTTTTGATCCAACCATTAGAGTTAATGCTGGAGATAAGATTATATTCACAATAGATGTATCTGGACATCCATTTTTAATTAAGACTGCTGCTACTACTGGACTTGGTAATCAACTTCAAACTTATAGTGGTAGTGGTAATGGAGTTTTGAGAAATGGTACGGTTGATGGTGACGTTACACTTTACACAGAAGGTTTGTCAGGAACCACACTTTATTATGTTTGTCAGTTCCATAGTTCCATGCAGGGACAGATCATTATCTCGTAACGTCATAAATAAACAAGAGCACTAGTACCCGATAGGTTAGATGGCTGATCGTTTTCCATTAATTGTTAATTCTACATCAAAAAAGATTGAAGAACTTGTAGCAGGAGACAACTTAGAACTATCCAACAATGGGATTGTGGTTAGTGGAGATACAGGTGCGGGAAAATATTTAACGAGTGATGGCACGAATGTTTTCTGGGGTTTACCTGGTGATGTCTACTTAACACAAACCCAGACGTTAGAAAATAAGGTCTTCAATAACTGTACCATATCTGGTAACTTAAATACTTTAACTAATATCTCTAACAGTGCTCTAGTTAATAGCGGTATTACTATTAATGGAACTACTATTCCTCTTGGTGGATCAGTAGTTACTCCTAACGATAATACTACTTACGCTCTGTCTGCTGATGATGGTGCATCTGCAGCATCAAAAACTATTTTAATTACTGCCACTCCTGGTGGTACTACCAGTAGTGTTAATTTTGCGGTTGCAACTGCAAGTTCTGTACCATCAGGTGAGAATGCTATTAACTTATCACTGGGTAGATCTGGAGATACAATCACCCTAACAGGAACGGTTCTAGACAATAATACTATTACTAGACTACAGTCACAGTCAGGTGGTAACTTAGTTTCTGGTGATGTTACTATCGCTGCTGGTAACTTTACTACAGTATCTCAGGTAGGACAAACAATTACTGTCTCTGGTCAGGACACTGATACTATTACTAGAGTTAGAGCAACCACTGGTCAGTCATATGCTGCTGGTGACTTTACATTCCTTGCGGGTGGTGCTGCTTCTGTAACTCAGGGTCAGGATGCAAATAGTGATCCAACAATTACTTACGAATCAGTTAATACTGTTACTAGACTTAAGGGTGGTTCTTCTGGATCATTAACATCTGGTGATGTTACTATCACTGGTGGAAATGCTCTTGGTGGAAACGTAGCAGTATCACAAAGTGGAAGCACTATTGAGATTGATAGCACAGATACCAACACAGTAACACAGTTGGCCAGTGGATCAGAGGTTCTTGGGTCTGGTGATTTTAGATTTCTTGCATCTGGTGCTACTAGTATTAGTGCAGCAGACAACTCTGGTGTAACTGAGATTACTATCAGTTCTGTTAACACTGACACTGGTGCATCTCAGTCTGCTGCTGGTGGTCTTGTAAAAGCAGGGAATGAATTTAGTATTAAGAACAATGCTAACTTCATTGGTAACACTGTCATGAAGTGGGACAGTGGTAACTCACAACTTACTAATAGTATCCTTGAGGATGATGGAACAACACTCACCGTTGGTGGTGACTTAGTTGTAGAGGGTACACAAACTATTTTTAACACCAGTGTTCTTCAAGTAGAAGATAATCTTATTGAACTGAGAAAAGGTAATAGTTTAACAGCTGCTAGTGGTGGTATTCAAGTTAACCTAACTTCAGATAGTGAGGGTAATATTGAATCCTATAGACAACTAGAATGGTTTAATAGTGGTGGATACTGGAGATCATTTGATGGTTCTATTGACAATAGATTTGTAACAGAGAATGAGACACAGACTCTTACTAATAAGACTCTAACATCTCCTACGATGACCAACCCAGAGTTGGGAACTGCTACTGCTACAACTATTAATGGTGTTACCATTTCTACAGCATCATCAGCAACACTTACTATCAGAGATGCTAAAGAACTTAATGTACAAAGAGATCTTTTATTAACATCAGATAACAACCTACAAGAAATTACTGTCAACTTCAGACAGGGTGGTAGTGTAGCAATGACTTCGGATACTCTTGCAGTATTCAACTCAACAACTTCTACACAGTTGAGAGCATTGGTTAGTGATACTACTGGTACTGCTAAACTAGTATTCCAAGACAATCCTAATATTATTAATGGAATGACCACCACATCCAGTGGTCTTACACTCTTTAATACTACTGCAACTTCTATTCTTGCTTATGGTGCAGCAGAATCTATTACCTTTGGTGCAGCAACTGGTACAACATTAATCAATCATAGTCTTGAAGTTACAAAGAATGCTACTCTTGGAACAGGTTCTAGTGATGAGCTTGTAGTAAATGCAACTGCTAACTTTGAAGAGGCTGATATTCTAATTCGTGGTACACAGACAGATCCAATGTCTATTGGTAGAGGTGCTGGTGCTGTTGGAACTAATACTAGAATGGGTGTTGCATGTTTAGATAACATCACTTCAGGATCTCAAAATACTGCGATTGGCTACAAAGCACTCCTCACATGTAATAGCGGTGCATCGAATACTGCAGTGGGTGTAAGGGCTTTGAGTCAAAATGGTATCGGCACGAACAATATTTCAATAGGCCGAGATTCAATGCTCTCAAATACTTCGGGAGATAAGAACGTTGGGGTTGGTAACAATACATTAGAGAGCAACACTGCGGGAGAAGCGAATGTCTGTATTGGACACTATGCTGGTTATGGTATTACTGGTACTGGTAACGTTGTTATTGGACCAGCAGATAATGAGAACTCAACTAACGTAACTTACCAGTTAGATAATCCATCTGGTGATAGACAGTTAGTTATTGGTTCTGGTACAGAAGCATGGATTAAAGGTAATGCTTCGTTTGATACTACTGTTAATAATAACTTGACTGTTAATGGTGATGCTTTAGTACAAGGATCATTAACAGTTAACGGTACTGTTGTTAGTATCAACTCAACCACTATGCAGGTTGATGATAAGAACATAGAACTTGCTTCTGTTGTTAACACTACCTTCTCTTGTGTTACAGTTGATGGATCTAATGCTATTACAAGTATTACACCAACTGCAGGTTTGATTCCTGGTATGGAAGTTAACTCCACCACTGGTGGTATTAGCGTTCCTCTTGGCACGACTATTGTTTCACTTAATGCTAACACAGCGGTACTTTCAAACTCTGTTGTTGGTAGTGGAACAGCAAATATTGTTGCTTCTGGTCCTTCTGATCTTGCAGCAAATGGTGGTGGTATTATTCTTAAGGGACTTGATGGATCACTTGGTGGTACAGGAGATAAGACAATCCTTTATGACCACAGCAGATCAGATAAGTATTGGACATTCTCAGAAAACCTTGAGATTGCATTCGGTAAGAAGTTTGTTATTGGTAACCAGTTAGCACTATCTGCTACTGCTCTTGGTTCAACAGTTGTTGACTCTTCATTAACATCAGTTGGTGTTCTAGTTGGTCCTTCTGGATCACCTGCACTAGAAGTTAATGGTGCTGCTGTTCTTGGTGGTAGAGTTCTTGAAAAATCATTTAGTAGTTTCAGTTCAGGATTTACTATCAATAGTAATGTTATTAGTATCACTGCTGCTGCAGCAAATACTGTTTGTGGTAACACTTCATCCAACACTGCTATTAATGAGTGGGCGTTTAATACTGCTGACCCAGATGGTAACTTTATTGCAAATAACCAGTCACTTACACTTACTCTAATTGTGGATGCTTCTACTGCGTCTACATATGGTGATGCTTGTTCTGTTGATGGAAACAGCATTACTAATGGTGTTGAATGGTCGGGTGGTTCACCACCAATTGCTACATCAAATACCGACATTCTCACTTTTGTAATTATCAAAGACGGTTCTGGTGTTATTAGAGTCTTTGGTCAGGGTAATACAGACTTTAGTTAGAGGACTTATAAATGCCAGTAGGATTTAGTAGTGCCGCGAGGAACTTATTTCTTTTAGGTTCAACGGGATCGGTTGCATCAAACTTTTTTAAACAGGTAGATGAGTCTGCAAACTCTTTGGGTACTTGGATACCAAAAAGTATAATCTACAATGATGCTGATGAAAAATATATTCTTGGTGGATATCATAAAGATTCCAACACAAAAGATCATGGTTGGATTAGTAAGAGAGATTATGATGCTGAAACTGATCCAGAGAACCCAACAACGACAGAAGAATGGAGTGTAGGATCTCAATATACAGTACCTAATGGTGGTAGTGTTAGATTCAATTCAATAAAACTTGATTCTAATGGTAAAGTTATTATAGCTGGAGATTTTAATAGTGGTACTGGTAATAGACCATTAGTTGCTAGGTATTCTGCTACTGGTATATTGGAATGGCAAGCAACAAGTAATTATGTTGGTGGAGCAAATGATATTACTTCCGATGATAATAATAATTATTATATTTGTGGACTTGATGGTTTAGGTGAGGCTTTTGTTGAAAAATATGATACAGATGGAAATCCTATATGGGGGAAGGTAATATCTACTGGGAATGCAAACACTAATACTACTTTACAAAGTATTGGTGTTAATAATAGAGGAGAAGTTGTTGCTGGTGGGACACTGGATGCTACTAATCCTCATCGTGGATATCTTGTAAAGATTAATACTGATAGTGGTGAAGTCTTGTGGGATAAAACATTCTATCGTGCATATGATCAGGATGGTAATACTACCTTTGGGTATAATGCAGTAGTAAAGATATTACAATTGTATGTTGATACTAGAGATCAAATTTATGTGACTGGTGTATATGGTAGTCCATCACGTCAGTGGATTGCTAAATTAACACCAGAAGGAAATATTATTTGGCAGAGGGGAACTACAAATACAACAAATGTTATGGGTGGTCAAGATATAATGCCCATAGGAATTAGATCTGATGGTGAAACAGAACAGACTATTGTTTTATCAAGACAAGCAGATACCTCACAACTTTATCTTATCTTATCAAAATATTCTAAGAGTGGTGAACTTGTGTGGAGAAGAAAGTTAGATAAGGGTAATGCATTTAGTGCTTCTCCTCTTAGAAGTTATGGTATTAGCTTAGATGCAGACCCATCTTTTTATTATATTTCATATGTAGATCAATCTTTCAATGCTGTTTCTGGAACACCAGATACTTACTACTTTGGTAAAGTAAGTAGTTCTGGTAATGGTATAGGTGCTTTTGATTATGATGATGGTAGTGCAGTAGCATTAGAGTATACAGTTAGTAGTCAGACTGATACAACAGAAAGATTGAAAGATGGTTCTGTTAGAAATGATACTAGTGACATGATGTCATATCCTTTCACTGCTGATCAAGTAATATTTGATGATCTTGCTACACCTGTTGCAAATAAAAAGAGAAGAGTAACTGGTAAAGATACTGTTGATTTCAGCGGTAGTCCTGCTATTAGAACTAGAGATTTTCCAGCAACAAATTTACTAGCTGCTGATTATAGTGGAACTGGAGATTGGTTGGATAAATCTAATAACGAAAACAATGGTGTATTAGTTAATCCATCACATGAATCTGATCCTCCAGATCATTTTGAGATTAACAATACCAGACGTATTGAGTTACAAAATTATAGTGTTTCTAATAAGACAGATTTTTCTGTTGAGACATGGGTTAAGTTTGATAGCTTATCAGCATGGGATACCTCCAGTGGGTATATTTGGGATCAATCTACTGATGATAGTGGATGTTCTTTACGTGTGTTAGATACATCTGGTAAGGAGTTGCAAATAACACTAAACCCATCAGGAACTTCACTAACGTATAACGTAACAGGTACTACTGTGCAAACAGATATTTGGTATCACGTAGTTACTACTTTTGATGCTCCTAATAATGGAGTGAGTATGTATATTGATGGTGGTAAACTTGGGACAAGTTCTCTTAGTTGGAGTCAAGTTAAATCTTTATCTCAAGAACTTCCATTTACAATTGGATCATCTGCACGAACTTTATCATCAACAGCAGGTGAAGCAGTGTATACAACTCCTGGAACATATCAATTAGATGTTAGTGGACTATCATCAGTATCAGCTGTTTTAGTTGGTGGTGGAGGAGGAGGTTCTGCTTCTACTTCTTCATCGAATGGAACCTCTGGTGGTGGAGGTGGTGGTGGTGCTTTAAGTTGGATCAATAATCTTGATGTCAGTGGAGAATCAACGTTATACATTACTGTTGGTGTTGGTGGAGATGGTGGAAGCATCGCTGGTACAGATGATGCTAATGCTGGTGACGATAGTTATCTTCGTTTTAATAGTCATTCAGGAACTATTGTTGCTAGAGCAGGTGGTGGTGGCAAAGGAGAATATAGTAATCCAAACATTGTTCAAAATGGTGGAACAGATTATTCAGGAACATATGGTGGTGGAGGTTCTACCAGTGGTGGTGGTGATGGAGGTCGTGGAGGTCGTGGACAAAGTGGTCATCAATGCGGTGGCGGTGGAGGAGCTGGTGGATATTCTGGTGATGGTGGTAGTGGTAGTGATGGATCCCAAAGTAATGCAACCGCTGGATCAGGTGGAGGTGGTGGAGGTGCTGGTGGTTTAAACAGCACAGGAAATTATTTGCCCATAGAAGGTGGTGGTGGAGTTGGTATCTATGGAGAAGGTGTTAGTGGACAAGCTGGTATATCTAGAAGTGGAACAAGTGCATCTGATGTTCAGGAATCAAGAGGTTATGCAGGATCTGGTGGAACATCTAAGGATCCTTCGACTAGCACTCAAGAGAAAGGATATGGTGGTGGAGGAACTGGTAACGAAGATGATGGTGATAATGGAGCGGCAGATGGAGCTGGTGGTGCAGTAAGAGTTATATGGGGTACTAATAGATTATTTCCTTCTACCAATGTAGAAGAAGATGCGGGTGGATCTGATACTAGAGAATATATGGATGGTGATATTGCAGAGTTTAGAATTTATGATCATGTTTTAACTGATGCACAAGTATACCAGAATTATAATGCTACTAAGTCCAAGTATATTAATGAAGCAATTGATACAGCACCTCTAGTTACTTCTAATATTGTAGTTGATAGTAACTTGCTTCTGCACTATGACTTTGGAAACAGAGCATGTTATGAACCTGCTGAGAATATTATAAGACATAGTGAAGACTTTAAGGTAGATGTTGGAAATAGTTGGGGAGAGAATAGTGCAAATTGGTTGGATAATTCAAAAATAATTGCCAACTATGCTTTGTCTCCTTTTAAATGGGATAAAGAAATGAGAGCAAGTAAATTACTTAATGATGCTGGCAGTTCAAAGTGGTTAAGTTTCAGACCAAATTATTTTCTTAATGGATCTTATGATACTACTGGTCAGCATACTATTAGTCTATATGTTAAAGCAATTTCCAATCCTTGCAATCTTTCAATTGGTCAATGGGATGGATTTAGTTTTAGAAATACAATCTTCAATTTAGTAAGTGGTGTAGAAGCTTCTACTACCAACACAGATGCTACTAGTATTCAAGCACTTGGAGATGGGTGGTATAGAATTAGTAGCACTGCAACTAATCAAAGCTCTAACACAGCTTATCAAATGCAACTTGCTGATGGAATAGAATTTTTGATGATGGGAGCACAGATGGAAAAAGGAAATCTTAGTAAATATAA